CGCGGCGGTACTCGCGGCGGCCCTCGCGGCGGCACTCGCGGCGTCCCACGCGGCGGCCCTCGCGGCGGCACTCGCGGCGTCCCACGCGGCGTCCCTCGCGGCGGTACTCGCGGCGGTACTCGCGGCGGCCCACGCGGCGGTACTCGCGGCGGCCCTCGCGGCGGCACTCGCGGCGGCACTCGCGGCGTCCCTCGCGGCGGTACTCGCGGCGGTACTCGCGGCGGACAACTCATCATCCGTGGCCTGCCCGTTGGCGTGTCGCTCGGCGACATCCAGCGCAGCCAGCGACCGATGATCGGTCATCAGGTGTTGGACCGACCGGGCGAACTTGACCGCGAGCAACCGCAACTCGTGGTCGGTCAGCACGCCTTTTCGCGTCGCGATCCACAGGATCCACTCAGGCTTCGCCTTGTCCCACGCCTCTTGCATCGATGAGCAGTTCGCCAGAGCCCATCGCCGACCCTCACCGCACGCATTGTGACGGTCACAGAACTCGGAGACGGAGAGGATCACTTGTCACCGCCCTTCTTGATTAAGGCTTTTAGCGCCGCCTGGAAGCGATCCGGCTTGGCGATGATCGCCTTGGCGTGCTTTTCGGGCAGGGATTCGATGGACTCGCCGGCTGCCAGCCAGCCCACGGACACGGCCCACGCCTGCGCATGCGGGAGATTCTCGGCGCCAATGATCTCGACGAGCTTCGTCTGCAACTCGTCGGAGAGCACGGGAGCGGCCGTAGCGGGCGCCGGTGCCGGCGGCGGAGTGGAAGGAGCGGGAGCGGAAGCCGGAACGACAGGAGCCGGCGGAGCCGACCGGGTCGCAGCAGCGGCAGCCGCCGCGGTCGCCATCGCCGCACCGTCAACCGCGACGTTGGGCTCGGGCCGGTCCTCGTCGGCGTACTCGCCGAAAAAGATGTCAGGGCAGAGGGCCAGCACGCCTCGCTTCTTCACACGGGCGCGGAGCATCGTCGTCGGCTCGGTGGTCCACTTCTGGTTCTTCGTCCAGCCGGCGCGCCTGGCCTCGTCCACGGTGCAACTGGCCTCGATGGAGTCGGCGCCAAGGGTGAACTTGGCGCGGGCCTGGATGCCGTCGGAGCCGTCCGCGAGCCAAGTGATCTTCCCGCCGCGGGCGAGGAAGTCGGCCATGCCGGCGTCGATCCGCTTCTCCAGCCGGCCGAACGAAATCTGGTAGGTGCGGAACAGCTCGGCGAGGGTCCAGCCCTCGGTGATGCAGAGCATGACCAGCACCTCTCCGATCTCCGCCCGGTCCACCGGCCCCATCATCTGGGAGCGGGCGACCGTCTTGCCGAGCGCCTGAATCGCGGCCACCGGATCGGCGGCCTTCGCGACAATCTCGGCCATGCTTAGCACGCCGACCGTGGTTTTCTTCGTTGGTTCGTTCATGTGTGGTTCTCTGGGTGTGGCGACAGTGGTCCTCTCATCCAGCCCTATTCGCTCTCCCGCTTACGGGAGAGGCAGCGGGGGCCGCGTAGCTGCGGCCGGATCGGCGACGGGAGGAAGGGGGGGCGGGCGGCGGGCTGATCTTGCGCGTCGCTTCATCCCATCCAAAAGGTTCCCGCCCGCGCTGGGCTGTGGCACCACGGGACTCCTGGATCACCTCCTTGAGGTTGAGGATTGCAGGGGATCCAGCGCGGGCAGGAAGGTCTTCGGCCAGTTCAGCGGCTCGCTTGTCGAGGCGATCCTGGTCTGGATAGGCCGGCGGAGTGACCGGCTGCTTTCCGCCCAACAGGACGCCGCAGAGCCCGGCCAGCGCGCAGACGATCAAGAGAGCGCCGACGGCACCAAGCGGGCTGATCGTCGAGGCGACCAGCACGGCGGCCGAGGAGACTCCACCGCCGATGAGCGCGGCGCCGATCCAACGGCGAGGGCCTTGGTTCACTTTGAACCTCCCATCTTGGAGACTTGTTCCCGGGTGAGGCCACATCTGGCTAGCAACCTAGCCGCCGGGTCATTGAAGAACGCCACCGCCGCCGTTGCCGCCTCATTCGACGGGCGAGGCATCACCAGCCACGAGGCCCGCTTGCGGATGGTCCGGCGCCGACGCTGGGCCTGCACCTCATGGAGCGCGTAGGAAATTTGCATGGCTACTCCCCCCCCTTGATTACGTGGTTGCGGACTTCCGCAAGGATCAGCCCCTCGACGAGCTCGGACACGGTCTGCCCGCGGGCCTTGGCTACTTTGCTAGCCATCTTGGCGACGGCTGGCTTGGTCGCTATACCCAGCGTGTAGCACCGGATAGGGCGACGGCTGGGGGCGGTGTTGGGGTTTGTTGCCATGGTCAGTCGGAATGAACGGTTGTTTTTGTTTGGGCGGCCTGGGGGCGGCCTTTGATCTTGGGCTCTTGAGCGGCGTAGAAGGCGGCCCGCTCGCTGGGATTCCACGAGCTCAGGAAATCGTTGAGGATCGCGGTCATGCAGGCGTCCAGCGTGCGGTTGGCCCGTCTGGCGTCGGCTCGCACCCTTTCGGCTAGCCGCTCATCAATCCGGAAGAACAAGGGGACCTTCGCCATGCAAAAGGTGTACTAGGAAGCACAATTGATAGCAAGTGATTCGTGAAATCCTGCCCTTGCATTTGATATCAAATGTGCCATTTTGCGCCCGTCCTATATGAAGAAAACACCAAAAAAGAGCCGCGAGAACATTCAATTCAATGTCCGCGTTGATCGCCAAATCGCGGCCGCGCTTCCAAACCGGTCGGCTGCCGAAGCCCTGGCTCTTTGGCAGGAGTGTGCGCTCCTGCTGGCGCGTTTTTCGCAGCCGTCCCCCGAGGCCCCGCGCCCGACCACGCCCATGCCGCCGAGGTTCCCGGCATCGTTCGCCGACTTCCTGCGCGCCGTCGTTCCCGGTCGAACGGAGGCCGACAGGCTGCGGAACTTCCGCGAGTGGGTGAAGGCCGGCGAGCAACCGCACAACGACCTCGCCGAAAACCTGCCGGGGTTCCGAAAATCCAAGCTGGACCCCGGCCAAGTTGTCGCCGAGTGGCGCAAGCGCCCATTTCTCGACGCCGCCGAATGGACCCGCGCGGCGGATGATTTCGCGCGATGGTGGGATGTCCATCTTTCGAGCGTCCGCGCCGACGCCGGGCGAGCGGGCGCGAAACGCCCAAGCGCAGAAAGCCGAAGAAATCACTTTGAGCCGCCGGCATCCCGCAAAACCGGCCCTTTGTTGACCGCAGCCCCGCCTTTGCCCGGCGGGGTTTTGCTTTTGCCGGATCCGTCGCCGGGTTTGCCCGTCCACCAGCCTGCTGTTGCTCTGCCCGAGGCCCGGGGGCGCGGAAATGGCGAGGAGTACAAGGGGGACGTGCGAGCGAATACGACAAACGAAACCGACCCGGCCTCCGTCGGCCCCTGGCTGCAACTCTGGACCAAGGCGCAAGTTGCCGAGTTCCTGGGACTCACCGAGCGATCCGTCGAGAACCTCCACGCGCGCGGATTGCCGGTCTACCGCATCGGCCCCAGGCGCAACCGATATGACCGGCAGTCCGTCATGGCGTGGCTTGAAGCGACCTGCCGCGCTGGAGGTGCGCGGTGAAGTCCGTCCGCCCTTGCAGGGGACGGGGCCGGCCCTCGAGAAGCGGTCAGAGGAAGATTGTCCGTTGGCTTGCCGCCGGGCGTGTGCCGGACTGGCTGCGCTGGCCCCGGTGGTGGAGGCCTGGGGAAGATGTGACGGAAGGTGGTGGTGAGTGGTGACCACTACCAGACGGAGTATGGCGCCGGCCAGATCAAGAGAATGCACCGGATTGCCGTATCCAAGGGCGTGCCGTGGCCCTCGGACGTTCTCCGCCATACCTACGCCTCGATGCGGATGGGTGCCGGAGCCGGGGCGGTCGAGGTCTCAAGAGAAATGGGCAACAGCGAGGGAATCCTCCTTCGCCACTATCGGGAACTAGTTGGACCTGAACATGCTGCGAAGTTTTGGAGGATCACGCCATGATGTGCGAGGACTGCGGGTGTAAGGCGTTCTACCGCGAACGCACGGAGGTCGTGGACATCCACGAGACCATCACGTTTTCCGACGGAAAGCCCGTCGTCATCGACGAGGAACGCGGATTTCCTTCCGTCGTAAGTCGTTCTCCTGAAATGTGGTGCGTAGCTTGTGGGAAGCGGGTGCCAAATCCGCGTTGACAAACCCAAGCGGTTAGGTATTGTGTCCTCGCAATGACCGCGAACATGAATATCACGATCACCAACGTCCGAAACGCCAACGAACTGGACGGGTTCAATCCCGTCAGCGGGGAATGGTCGCTCCACTGCGATCGGTCCGAGGATCGGTCCGAGGACGGGGTTGCCCAGTCCGTCCGCAACTACATGGACGCGAGCTACGAAATTGACGTTCAGGTGTTTCACGCCGACGGACGCGCCATCACTGGGGATCTGCCGGCCAACGGAACGTTTGTCGCCATCCGCCGATGAACCCCCACGCTCAAGCCCTCGGCCGCCTAGGTGGGCGGGTCAAATCGGCCGCCAAGGCCAAGGCCGCCAAGGCCAACGGACGCAAGGGCGGATGGCCGAAGGGAAGGCCGAGGAAAGCAAAGCCAACAACGTGACCATAGCCGGCCTAACCAGCCGGCTTTTTTCGTGTCGGCCTAGGCGGAGCGTCCCTGTGCCGTCCTCCAGCCCATTCCCGGTCCCAAATGGCGAGGCGGAGCGCCATCACGTCCTCGATCAGACGCTCGACCGTGGCTAGGAGGTTGGGGATGGGGTCAGCTTTCGGTGGTGTCATTGGCCTTCCTTGGCTTTCGTCACGTCCCGGTTTAGCAGCCCGCGGATTGTAGCCGCCGTCTGGGAAACCAAGGCGATGAGAAGGACGGCGAGGTCGAACGAGTATTCCAGCGGGGCGCGGACCATGCGGTTGAATTTCTCCTCGCCCACTTGGGTGAGCCATGGGGTCATCACCGATCCCCAGGCGAGCACCAAGTAGCAAGCTAGCGTCACGATGGGCCACCACCATCGGTTGGCAAAGGCTTTCACGTTTTGTTGATCCCGGCCGTTACCAAGTGGACCGCGAAAGCTCCTTCGCCGCTCCATACTCCCGTCCCTTGGTCAGCCCACAGGCCGCCCGCGGACAGTGGCGCCGCGAGGTCAGCGAGGCGGATGAATGCCGGATTGCAGGACGGGGCGCCGTGGTCCTCGATGTCGGTAGCGCCCCATTGTGTCGCCGGGACGGGATAGCTTGCTAGCCGGTGGTCGCCAGCAGCCCACCCCGTGGGAGGCGTGGGCGTCGTGTCGTAGGCTTCCCACGTGATGCTGGCGGCCTCGCCCTCAAAGGGGCAGTCGTTGGCCCATGTGGTGTCCAGCGTGCCGACGGCCGGCGTGAACCCGTACGGGTATTCGATCACGTCCCCGGCGCCGGACCTGTTCAGCCCATGCATCGGGTCGGCGTTGGATGACTGGACAACGGCATCGTCGCTGCCCTGCGTGGCCGGGCAAGCGGTCCAGTCGGACACCCGGACAAGGCCGTTTGTCCCCCAATCCTCCCCGGTGCCCGCGAACATCACGAAAGACGGAAACGTGATTTCCGGAACGAGACGCACTTCGGACCTAGTCCACGTGCTGGAGAGCGTGTCCGATTCAACGACGCGGCACCCAAGTCCAAGCCGGTCCGGCGTGAACTGATACGGTTCCCAGGTGGAGAACAATCGAATGAGCCGGAACGGGATCCCCAGCGAGTCGGCAACCGCCTTCGCATCGTCCGCGCGGATGTAGTCGAAGTCAGGGAACGCATAGGCTGAGTCGTTTGGAAGGACCCATGCGTACCAGTCCACGTCCGGCCCGGTCGTCGAGAATACAAGCTCCCCCTGCACCCATCCAGTGCCCGGGGAAACGTCGTTGATCTGGACTGACTCGTTGCGGGCAAGCGAAGGCGATGGGGTGGCAGCGAACCAATAGGGAAGATCCACGTTCCAGGCGTCGAGCCCGGTTCCTCCTGCAACGCTGAACCCGGCGCCGACGACCCCGGACCCGTCCACAATGTCCACGTCGCAGTCGGAATACGCACCGTATCCGCTGAACTCGGTTTGGAAGTCCCGCACCGTCATTCCGAGGTCGGATGCCCTGGTTGCCACGGCCCCGGTCGAGTAGCAGAGGAATCCGAACGGGTACACGTGCCCGCCGAATATCCCTCCGTCGCTGTAGTCCGGCCGAAACAAGCGCCCGTAGTATTGGGAATCGAAGAACGAAAACGGGTAAACCGTCATCAGCGAGTTCAACCGCTGGGCAAGCACGTTGTAGTGCCTCGCCATGATGGGGACCGCAATTGCCGGACGCTCCTCGGAGCCGATGATGCTGCCGGCTATGGCCGTGGTCCTGTTGCTGGCCCACCAGCCGGCGGTCTCGATGTTCTGGACGATGAATTCCGACGAGTCCTTCGCCTCGAGGTAGCAGCACGACAGCTCCGGGGAGACCACATTATGTGTCCCGCTGCCGCTCTCCAGCGGGTTCTGGCGTGCCACGGCCCCACTGGACCGCGGAAACCTGCGCGTGTCGGGTGCCGACCAGTCATCTCCGGCGGAAGTCCCGTAGTAGTCCGTGGCGTAGGGGTGGGCGATAGCCGGGTCGAGCTGCGCCTTGGCTCTCCTAGCGTAGTCCGGCGTGAACCAAATCGCACCTATGGCGGGCCATTGCTGGATGACCGCCACTTGATACCAGTTCAGCTTGGCGTAGTCCGCCTTAACGGTCTCCTGCGACGCGCCAGAGGCCCCGCAGAGCGTCGCCACGACGCTTTCCTTGGGACACTTGCCGTCCGCGGGCAGCACCTCCAGCTCGACGTTGACGGCTACCCTTCGCCCGTCCCACTTCACGGAGTTGCTAGCGAACGTCCCGTGGTCGTTGTTTTTTGTCGTGTCCGCGAATGCCCAGGCCTTGATATCGCCGATGGTCGCGTCAAACGGAGGGAAGGCTACGGAACCGTCGGATGCGTTCTCGGCCTTGAGCTTCACGTAGTCCGTCGTGGCGTTGGCACCGATGCCCTGAACCGTGTCCGAAAGCGTCGTGTCATCCGCCCACCGCTTGATGCCGGACCACGTCCCAGCGAAAGCGGGCGGCATGTTGTACCCGATGCCGTTGGCGTCGATTGCAAATGGGTTCCCGCTGGCGCCAATGTTCGTCCCCAACGGGATCACGTCCACGTAGTCCTTGCCCGTCTCGTCGGAGATCAGGAGGTGCGCGGAGTTGCCGCCCACGTCAATTTCCAACGTCAACCCGCTGGCAGCGTCTCCGGCCAAGAGCTGGGCGATGGTGGGGGCCGCCGTGACCGTGGACGTGGTGGTGTCGAGGTTTGTGGTGACGACTATCATCCGCCCTCCGTGCCATGCTAGTTGATAGAGCGGGGTGGCGTCCGCGGTCGGATCGGGGAACGGCGAGAGCGTGCCGGCGTTGCGGGTGAAGTCCGAGAAATCGAAGTGGAACCCGGTGCGGTTGTCGAAGGCGTCCGACACGCCATCCCCGCACTGGTCTGCCACCTCGGGCGGCGTGATGGGCGTTGAGAAATAGTCAATGAGCCACCATACGAGCGCCCACGAGGCGACATTGTTGGCTCCGTCGGATACCCACACTGAATCAGACGTTGCCCCGGCCGTTGCCCTCCGCCTGTCGTTCCACGGCATAGTCCCGCCGAACCGCTCCAAGTCATCCGCCCGCATCCGCCACAGGAGGTAGCCTTGTTCATCCCACGATGTCCCGTCGGCGGACCGGCGAACCGTGACGCATTCCCAGGGGCCGAGGGAGACCGTGTCCCCTGTCTCGTCAATAGTGATCACCAGCGGGGTCGCGTCGCTGTCGAGGTTGTGAAACCGGATGCAGCGGAATTTGTTCCACTCCGATTCCCACGTGAACGTCCGCCCGGCGTGGCCTTCGAAGATCACATCGGCCACAGCGAGCTCGTGGGGGTGCTCGTGCTGATAGTAGCCGGACACGAACTCCACCCGGACCCAATAGGGTTCGTCCGGCCCCGTCGGAGGCGTGGTGTCTCGCGTGTGCGCGATCAGACTGGATCCAGTGTCCGCCGGTAGGAGGTCGAGTGTGACCTGTTTCAGCGTGTGGTCCGGCGAGCCTACCGTGGATGCCGCGTTAACCGTGGTCGTGATCGCCGCTTGGTCGTGCGAGTCAACCGCCGAGAAGATCTTGCGGCTGGCCTTGGTGCCGAACACGAACCTCACGCCGGCTAGCCCGGCCTCTGAGTAGGACGATGCGCCGGACCATGGCAGGTACAACAAGGGCGATTGGCCGTTGAACAGGATCGAAAGCGCCGTGTCCAGCGCATCGAAAACCGCGTTCGCCTCCGTGATGCCGATCTCCTGCGGCGCAGTGATGTAGGAGATTGCCATTCAGTTTCAAAGCCAGCTTGCCGCCCCGGTAGCCCTGCCGCCCCTAGCCGCCGTGCGCGGGGCGATGGACGTTCCAACTGGCCCGTGTGATACGCCGGCCCCGGTCGGGGTCAAGCGTTTCACCAGTTTCCTCAAGTGCCGCAGGTTCACGGCCACGCGCCCGGTTCCCTCGGGGCTCTCCTTGGGTTTCGCTGGGAAGATCACGTCTTGTACGTGTACTTGTGGGTCGGGTAAATGCCACTGACCCACAGGGTTGATGCCGTGAAGCGACCGTCGGCACCGTACTCGGCCGAGTCGGACAACATCAGCCAGTATGCCGTCGGGAGCGTGCCGATGATGGCGGCCGGCGGATCCGTCAATGCCGTGATCTGAGCGGTAGTCCAGACCTTGTTCACGTCCGTCCAGTTGACCGTGGTGCCGCTGTCTCCTGCGGGCCAGGTGATGGTGCGGCGAAGGACCGCCGTCGGTTCCTGAACAGGCTCATCGTGGATGATGTCCCACACCCACGCCTTGTAGTCCGAGCTCTTTCCGGTGAACCCGGCAGGCATTGTGCCGGTCTCGTCCGTGTTCCTGATGGCTTCCGTGATGCCGATGAACTCGCCCCTTGCGGTGTCGCTAGCCAGCGCATCGAAGAACGATCGGAACTTGTTCGACTGACCTGGCAGCCGGTCGTTCCATTGGATGTCCACTTCCCACGACTCCTGCACCCCGGTTGGAACGCTGATGACCAACTCGGCACGCCCCCCCGGAAGCGTGTTGATCTGCAACTCCTCCTCGTCACCGACCCGCGTGTTGTACTCAGCTTCAACCTCGGCCTGGGTGCCGACATACCGATAGGTTGCAATCTGCCCACCGGCCGGCGTGAACGTGTACGCCGTCGGCTGCTGGATCAACCCGCTGGTGCCTATTTTGATAGCTGCCATGGCTCAGAGTCGTTTTTCCATCGTCTGGCGAACCTTTTCCGTTTCTTTGGCCGTCGCCTTCATGGCCTCCACGAGCTCGCCCATGACGCCGCCGATCATGGGAGCCCCGCCGAGCATCCCGGCGCCGGCCCCGCTGAACCCTTCCGTGAGGCTGGCGGCGCGGGCGGCGGTCAGCCGGCGGTTGGCGTCTAGTGCCGTCCTGAACCGCTCCGCGGCCTGCCTCCGAGGAGACGGACCGCCGGTAAGCGGGACTTCGATTGGATCCGTGACCGCAGATTTGAGCGCACCGAAGTTCGCCTTGAATTCCCCAACCGGGTCCTTGGAGAAGACGGACCCAGGCACCAGCCGCATGGCCGAGATGGCCGTCTCAAAACCTCTGGCGCCACCGGCCCACAAAGCTCCAATCGCCTTAACCGCCGTCGTGATAGCTGGCGCGGCCTGCACAACGAAATCATCCAAAGCGTCGGACAGGTTCTGCAACACCTGCACGTCCTCGTCCGAAATGATGCCACCCTTTTGACGGATCACCCCCATGAGGTCCACGAACTCCTTGCCGACGCTTGGGGATGCGTCGCGCAATTCCTCCACGGTCATCCCAAGGGCCAATGCCGCCTTTTCCAGCTCTTGGAATGCCTCGGCGTCAACCCCCAGCTTGAAGGCGCCGTCCTTGATCTTGATGGCGGTTCCAATGGCGTTGCGGATGGACGCGATCACGGCGCCAGCTCCGAGGAACGACATGACCGCGCTCTTGAACTGTTCACCGAACAGCTTCCCGACCACGTTGCCGCCGGATTTCGCGGCGTTCTTGGTCTTCTCGACCTCCGCCCGGAATGGCGAGGAGTCCCCACCGATTTTGAATAGAAGGCCGATCATCAGTTGCCCTTTGTGATGCGCTCCATTTCCTCGGCAGCCTTCCGCTTGATCGCCTCGATGTCCGTCGATGCGATCTCCCGCTCAAGGTCTTCCTCCGTGCCCGCCTTGGCCTCGCCCTGCCCGTCGAGCTCGGCGGCAGCCATCAGGTCCCACATCGCGTCAAGGTAGGTTGTCCGGTCCACCTCCTCGACCCGGTATCCGAGGCGCAGGAGGCGAACGCGCGTGAACCTGTACGACGGAAGAACGCTATCGGACGCATCCCCGCGGCCCGTGAAGATTGGGAGTTCCGTGTGCCAGCGCACGTAGTCCGCCCACAGGCGGGCCTTGTCCTCCATGTCCCACACGCCCAGGCGCCGGCCCCACACGAGCAGGCGCAACGGGGTCAGGACCGATCCGCTCCACGCCGTCCAGCGGTCGGGAGGCATGGAGCAGATACGGACGGCCGTCCCCAGGTCCGCAGGCGTCCGCACGGGGTCGCAGCCCTCGGCTTCGAGGTGGCGGAGGTGCCCTACCATCAGCGGCAGCAGCCGAACGCCGAGGATCCGGAACTCGGCCGGTTGCGTGCTGCGGGCGTGGAGGGTGGCGATGCTCACAGTTGCGAATGCGAGCTGATTCCGCCCCACCGCTTGAGGGTCAACGAGAAGGTCGCCTTGGCGGTGTTGCTGCGGGTCTTGCTGGCCGCCGTCACGGTCCAGTATCCAGCCGCAGCCGTCGCAAGGTCGGCGTCCTCGGTGTCCGAGCTCGGCGTGATCTTGAGCACGGACCCGACCGCCGGAAGGACGTTTGCCGTTTTGGCGTTGGCGATGCTGGTGTCCGCAGGGAAGCACTCCAGCGTGGCGTCGGTCGTATGCCCGTAGAACGTGGCGTTGACAATGTCGCCGTCGGCGTCCGCCGTCTCCTCGACGCTCCGGTTGTTCGTCAGCGACAGCCCCGTGATGATGTAGGCCAGTGCCGAGGCCGACGTTGCGCCAGCCTCCGTGGTCCCGTTCTTGATGCTGGTCAATGCCGGCATCCCAAAGACAACCGCCGTTCCAAGTTGAATCGCAGCCATGTTGGTTCCTTTCTATTCCACGAACTCCTTCCCGGCTGCGTACACTCGGACAGAGTACCGATGCACACGTTGCCGGCCCTCCGACATCCTCGCAGACGAATACCCGGACGGATCCACTCCGCACACGGTCACGCCGCAATGCTGGTTGTTCACCAGCGTTCCAAAGTCGTCCCGCCTGATCATCTGGTGAACCCACACGGATGCCGCCTCCAGCTTGGCGATGACGTTCTCAGCGGTCGCAGAGTCAGCCGGAAACATCAGGTCGCACTGGATGTCGATGAGCGCATTGCCAACCGCGTCCTGATCCTCCGTGGCGTTCTCGGACGACACCACAAGGGCCGGCGTCGTGACCTGTTCCTCGCTCTCCCCGGTGTAGAAATTCAGCGTGAACGACTCTGACCCGACAACAGCCTGATCAAGCGTGTTGTAGACCGTGGCTCCCTCGGCGTAGCTCACGGACGCGAACACGTTGACGCCAGCCAATGCCGTCGTGGCCTCGTGCAAGAGCGCCATCATGACCGCCCGCTCGGCCCGCTGACAAAGGATGCTCATTCAATTGGAGGTGTAGGATGGGAGTTCGTCCGCCGCCGTCCAGTCATGTCCTCCATTCTGTTCAACCGTTCCTCGATCACCGCCAGCCGGATGTGAATTGGACCCAGCTTGCCCATCGTCCAGAGCTGCAACCCTGCGGTGACTGCGAACCCGCCGCCCGCCATGATTGGGATTCCATCCACAATTCCAAGCAGGCCGATGCTCAGCCCGCTAATTGAGGCGATTGACGTTACGACGAGTCCCATTGGGTTCATTTGACTGTCTCCGTTGATTGAGGTTGCGCCCCGCTCCGCAAAGCGTTTTCAACAGCCTGAAACGTCGCCAACTCCTTTCTGTAGCCCTCGGCCGCCGCCGCGTCCCGTTCCGCGTTCGTCCTGGCCGCATCCGCCACCCGCTGCCACTCGCCGGCCGCCGCCTCAAGGTCGGCCCGACGGGACTCCACGTAGGCCCGCAGCATGTTCAGGCTGTCGAGCATTAGCTGTGCCTCGGGACTCATTGGATTGATGGCCTTGCGGGAATGTTGAACGGGATTTCAGGTTGCGCCTCAGACGGGTCGTCTTTTGGCGCCAGCTTCCATCCAGAGGGCACGGACGGCGGCCCTTGACGGGTTGCCGCGGACGACGGAACCAACGCGCTCACGGCCCCTCTGGCGGCTGCCTCGGCGGCAATGCCTATGGCTTCCACTTGGTCCGATGCGTATCCCTCCAGCACGAACAGCGCCCCGCCCTCGGACCGGAACTCCACCCGCTTGATGCTCTCCTTGTTCCCGAACCGTGTTGACTGATACAGCACCCGCCCGTCCGGCATGGATGCTTTGCGGACAGAGCACCCGACGCAGGACAGGACAACGAGGATGGAAGCGATGGTCTTCATTTTTGAACGCGGACGTTTCCTGGCACAACCAACACGGTGATTGTGGCGGGCTCGCTCAGTGCGCTTGAGACATCCGAATGACCTGCGCCGATGGCGGAGACCGCCAGCCGATGGCCCCCGGCAGGCAGGACGATCTTCCAACGCTGTTCCGCAACCGTCTCGATCTCCTCCCACACGCCCAGGTCCACCTCGCGCCACACGCGGAACCCGACCACGGACCCGGGCTTGTTTGGATCGTCCCAAACGAGGTCGTCCGCCTTCACGCGCACGCAGCTAGCGACAACGAGGAACGCAATCGCCGCGAGTATGACACGGGCTGTAGTGCGTGGGTTCATTGAACAGTGAATGACGTTGCAACGCTCACCTTCGTTGAGCCTGCTGTGAATGAGTCAACCGGCAAGCTCAGATCGCCGGCAATTGGGAATCCCCACTGGCATGTCGGAGGCTCTGTGCCTCCAGAGTAGGTCTTCGCCGATGTCCTGATTGAGTCCGCCACGGTGGCGTCCGCGGAGGCCTGCACCCAATACGGGTCTGCTCCAAACGCCCCGACGCACCATCCTGAAACCATAGCCCATGGCTGGTCGATAACCCCCGGGAACAGACGCCGCTGATAGGCGCCCACGCCGTCCGGAAGCTCCATCTGGTAGCTCTTGTAGTTAACCGTCCAAAGCGCCCGCAACGGAGTACCTCCGGCCGTGATCCAGTTTGGAGAGAAGTCTTGGAGCTCAAGAGAGTCGTACACAAAGCGGTAGGACCCTCCGGCAGGGCCGGAAGCCGAACCGGAAGTCCACGAGACAGCCGTGTTGGCCGCCGAAATGTCCGCAGAGTTGAACCAACTGGACGAGTTGATGTGCCCGGTGTTGTCCGTCGTCCACTGCCCGCGCCTCAACGCGATGTTGTTTGTGAAATACCTCCTGAGCCATTCGCCCTCGTCAATCGCCGGCCGGTAGGGCTGGCCGATCAGGTAGCCGCTGCCGAAGTTGCCTGCAGCCGAGGTCATGCCGGAGGCGTCGATCCTGGACACAGCGCGCGCGTAGGTGCCCGAGGTTTCGTCCGGGATCCCGTCGCCGGGTTCGTTCGAACCGATGGCCGAGGAAACCCCCGCCACGGTCCCGGGCATTCCCCAGGAATCGGTGTCCGTGAAGGTGATGTTGGTGCATCCCAGCCAGGCGTCGGTGATGATGCACCGCATCTCGTGGCCATCCAGCGCATGGCCGCCAGTCTTGAGGCGCGGCAGCCTGCCCACGATCAGCACCGCCGACGGTTGGAACCGCACGACCTCGTTGGACATCCGGTTGAGCCCAGGCCAGTCGTTGGTTGCCCATGATCCAGTCCAACGCGGAAGCTCGCGGATCACCACGGAGAACAAGCCTTCCCTGTTGACCTCCCGCGCCCACTCGTCGAGCACCGGACCGCAGTATCCGCGGGCGGTCGGCTCCGTTAGGACAAGCAGCGTGCCGGCCCTGGCCGCCACGCCAGCCAGAAGGAGGATGAGCAGCACCAGTCTCATTTCGTGGCGGCCCGGTGACCGAGGTAATTCAAGATGAGAAGGTCGGCGGCGTTGGTGAACGCACCGGAGGTCACGAATGCACGCACGTTGACCCCGACCGCGGACGAGCCCAGCGGGATGTTGGCCGAGTTGATCGACTCCGACCATGCGGCAACACCGTTTGTGGTCAGTGTAAGGACCGCAATCTCGTTCGTCCCGCGGCACACGGCGGCAATGAAGGTGTTGGTGGGGATGGCGAACGACGTTCCCGCAGTGGTCACTGTCCCGCCCTCGGATGCCGAAAAGAAAGCCGTGCCGTTCGTAATCGCCAGGAACAGCCCGTCGGTAAAGGCGTTGGTGGTTGTGGAGTCGCCGAAACCGATGGTCTGAGTCACGCCGTTGGTGCAAGCGGAATGAAACTCCGCCTTCCACGAATAGACGTTGGTCAATCCAATGGAATTCCCCCCCGAATGCGCTACGCCCCCGGACCAATAGGCCGTGGTAGCTGAGTTGATTTTAACCAGACCGGAACGGCCAAGCACTGGAGATTGGGTGCCCGTCGCTCCGCCGTTGATGGCCGCCAACGTAAACGGGTTCCCGGCCGTGGTCGTCGTGCTGCCAAGAAACGGAGTGAACGATTCCTCGTACTGCTCCGCCATTGAGTATGGCGTGGCATCGGCGACGGCTGCCGAAACGAACGCCGTCGTGGCGATGCTCGTGTCGTTGTCCCCAGCAGTGGCCGTCGGCGCCGTCGGGTTGCCGGTGAGTGCCGGGGACGCCAGCCTCGCAATGGCCGATCCAATGGCGAGCGTCGGGTTTCCGGAAACTCCGTCCCCGTTGGTGACCGAAATCTCGGAATCCCCGGTGATGGTCCTGGCTGAAACGGTTCCCGACCCGGTCCTAGCCACGAGGCCGTTGGACGCAAGCCCTGCCACCGCCGTGAGGTCGGAATCTAGCGGCTGATATCCGGCAGCGACCTCGGAATCAGTCGCAATGGCGGCCTCAGTAAGCGTGCCGTTTTTGAGCAACTTCCCGGTCGTCCCGTCGTACAAAGCGACCACGCTATCCGTGGACGATGCCGGACCGACTACGTCCCCGGTCCCGCTTCCGCCTCCGGTGGTCCCGTCGCCGGGATTGTAGAGCGAGGCGCTGATCCGTTGGACTCCGATGGAATTCGTGGTCGGGGTGCCGGTCCACGACATGCCGATGTCCATGTCCAGGGTGTTGGAGACTGCCCAGTTCCACGCGATGTTGGTGGCCACGATCAGGTCCTCGCCTCCAGATGACCCAAACGTGCCATAGCCAACCGTTGCCAATGAACCGCCCCACCGCTCACCCAGGAGTGTCAGGTGTGCGGTAGTCGAGGACTCACGAACCAATCGGAATCGCGTGGTGTGAAACTCCGGTGTGGTTGCCGTCGCCATGGACCTCTGGACTTCGGAGACCGTGGTGCCGTTGACCTTGGTCCTCAAAGCGAACGTCACGGTTAGGCTGCTCGCGTTGGTGAGCATCAGGTCGAGACCACCCTCAAGAAATCGTCCGTCTGTCGTGACACCCTTGTTGGTGGTCACCGCAAACGACGCCAGTAGAACGTTGGTTGACGTGGACGCATTGGTGAACGTCGAAAGCCCGTGGTTCCCGATCCACGTAACCCCTCCACCGCTGCCACCGGACGGACCGATCCAGTCAAGGTATCCGCCGGTAACCGAGAAATAATTCGTGTTCCAAGAGCTGATGTTATTGGACCCGCCGGGAAGGCTCTGGATCTTGTCGTACAGCGCGTTTAGCGTCGCCGTGGCGTTCGTCACGCCATCCCATCCTGCACCGTAGGCGGATTGGTCAAGCTGCCCAACCTCCAGAATGTCCCGCCCGTTCGCCACGGACGAAATGTTGACCAGACTGCGCCCCAACGCCGTGCTCGCCAGCCTCGCGAGTGCGGATCCGTTGTAGTAGATCAGGTCGCCAGAGCTGTAGGAAATGTCCGCAATATCCTGCAACCTCGCGCTCTCGGCCTGGGCGCCAAGGTTCGTCCGTGCGCTCGCTGCATTGGTCGCGCCAGTCCCGCCACTGGCAACCCCAATTGGAGACGACGGGGTAAACCCGGTAGCAACGAGCTCCCCGACCTCGACGCGACCAAGGAACACGTTGGTTGCCGTGGCCGACCACGTCTGGTTTTGGTTCGTGTAGGCGTTGCCGCCGCCGCCGCCGGAAGATGAGATGGTAAGCTTCTGCAAGCCCGTGTCGTAGGCAAGAGTCACGTTAGCACCGGCGACCAGAGCATTGGTCAAATCGGGCCAGAATGTAGTGTACGGGGTTGCGGTCGCCGTGAGGGCGCCACCGACAATGGTAATGCCAGAACCTGTAAGGTCCGTAATCGTTTCTGCTCCGATCGTGAGGCCGGCGCCGTTACGAATCGTTACGCCAGAATTGATAAAAGTGGCAACATCATTTCCTGTAGCGCTGCGGATGATAACAGGTATATCTCCGACCGAAGAATATCCAGTACCGATAGCGAACTCAGGAACGGACAAGTCCAACTTCATGTAAGCCCGGCGGTTGTTCACTCCATCTGCCCCGAACAAGAAGAACCCGATCTGCTCGGTCATGTTCGTGGACACCACTGCAACTCGGCTATCAAGGTCGGTGAAAGAGGAGTAGGTGGTCGGGTCACCGAACACGCCGTCACCGTAGACAGTCAGCTTGTCAAAGCCGTTCGTCTCGCCGATCACGAACCGATTCGGGTGAACCGATTGCGCCGTGTCGAGAGTTAGGTATCTCGTCGTGTTCATCTCCAAAGCCAGTGGCATCGTTCCGGAGTTGAACTGCCCTCCAAACACGCCCTCGGTTCCGTCAGTCCTCATGTAGACCCCCGGGAACCCAGTCTGGCCGATCATCTGGGCCGACACCTCAACAGGCCCGTTGGATGCGTTCGCCATGAGGAACCGTTCCGCCCCATGCACTCGGGCCGACAGGAGGGCGGAACCGACCCCGTCACCGAACACACCGGAGGAGTTCTCGATCCGGTACGAGCCGCGCACAGGGGCTAGGCTATATCTGGTCACCGACGACTGGTTTCCTTCGAGCCACTGGACCGACGGGGAATAATTCTCCGTGTAGTTCTGCCGCGAGAACTCATTCGGGTTGATGTGGACTGCGAAGTGGTTCGTGGTCGAGAAGCGGTAGGCGACTCCGTTGCTCTTGATCCCCTGATGGTCGTTCCCATCGAACTTGATGTTGTTAGCAGAGAATATGTCTACGCTGTTGGTCGTGTCCGCGAATCGGTTCCCATGGAAAGTTACCCCAGAAACCGACCAGTAATTGGTGTCCGCCGAACTTCCAAGTCGAACCTGAGAACCTGACCCAACATTGGTCGATCGCCCATTGGCCTCCCAGTAGGTCGAAACCTCGGCAACCTCGGTCTGGTTGAGCCACATCCCAACTCGCCGGTTGGACTCGATTGCCACGTTGAGGAATTTCAAGGTGGCAATTCCACGCTCCGCAGTCCCGGACGGAGTGTTGGTGACCCCGGAAAGCACTCCAATATCGCAGCCGCTAAGATTTCCTCCGATTACGTTGATCGTGTTCACCAAGTCCCCGGCTCCTGGGTTTTCGCATTGGAAGTTGATTCCGGCGTAGCAGTCGAAGGCAATTGGGTCTTCTACGTCGAAATACCACGCGCGACGGTCAAAGAGAATCCCGCTGCCTGTGATGGCGTTAGAAACACGGACATTCTTCAATCCGCCTCGCGTCGCCCCGTAGACGTGCACCATCCCAAGTGCGTTCGATAGTGCGTAGCTTCCGTCGTATGGAGGATCTGCCCATCCGATCACGAACAGATTTTCTAGGGATGCTCCGCGAGTCAGAAAGTTCGTCCCGCCGCCAATCTGGATCGCGTAGTTCGTTCCGTAATACTTGAGGATTGTCTTGTCCTTATGGTCACCGAGAAGCCTGACCGTGTTGGTGACCATGAGCGTGCTTCGAAGGTCGTATGATCCGATCGGGACGTAGACGACGGCAGCACCCGAGTTGACCCCGCAGTAGTCAATCGCGGCCTGGAGGGCGGTCGTATCGTCCACGCCGTCATCTGGGAACGCTCCCCACCAGCGGGCGTCTTGGTCCCAATCGCTTCGATCCGTCGAGACCCAATAGACATTGGACACGCCGGACGCGAACACGTGCGCCACGTTGGTCCCGCCGGACGGAAGCCCGGTGACACTGCGGAATGTGCGGGCCGGACCGATGTCGCCGGCTGCCGACTTGCCCAAAACTTGGATTGCCTCGGAGCCGACCGGGACGCGGGACACGAGCTCGCCGACGGTTGGAACCGCCCGCATCTGCACGGACGTTTGCGCGAACGCGCCGACAGACGCTAGCAAGCTAGCCCAGAGGATAAGTGTTTTCATGCTCCAATGCGTGTGTAAACCACGTCGTCACCCCGCACGATCACGTTGACCCCGTCGTGGGTGCCACTGCCGGACCGCTGGAAGAACCCGCCGTCTTGATCAGCCGAGGCGCCCGTTGCGTTCACCCACACGATCTGCGCCACGGTCCCGCTGGCGACCAGTGCCGCGGTGTTCGCAAACACGGAATCCGCCGTGAGGGCCGCCGGAACCCCGTCCGTGTCGCGCACATCCTCAAGGTCGTAGGTTGCTGACCCAGCCGGAATGGTGATGGTGAACGCGGGTGTGTTTGGGATCCGGACCGTGTACGTTCCCTGCGCCAGTGTCGTTGAGAATGCCCCGTTGGCGTCCGTGGCGACGAACTTGGGCTTGCCGCTCACCACCTCCACGACGCTATTGATTGGTGCTGTCGCAATCGTGATTGAGAACGTCCCGCTTAGGAGGTCCAGGGTATCGGCTAGGGTTGCCATGGTCGTTCCTCAAGTCACCGTCACGCCTGCCAGTTCCCGGGCGGCCTTCGCCTTCAATCCGCGCTCGATGTGGCCGACCTGCTTGCGGGCGGCGTGGACTCGCACGCGCCAAACGAGGTCCACGATGTCAGGCGCCCGGTCCTGCACGTAGTCAATGGAGTTGCCAACCGTGACCGCCGGCTTGGTCTCGTGCGGATGCTCCATTGCGATGGACCCCTTTTCGCCGTGGCGCTTGATCCACTTGGGCGCGTTCCATTCACGGTCGAAAAGGCGAAGCGCCTTGAGCCAACCAGCCTTGGCTTCCCCAATCTGGGACTTGATCTGGCGCTTGAGCCTGTCGATGGATGACGCAACGCGCACGCGGTAGGCTCGCCCTTTCGGCCTCAGTGCCTTCCCGACCTTGTCCCGGTGCAACTCGATGGTCGCCTTGTCGATGACCGCCAGCGGTTTTAGCCCAGCCTTGTTCAGCAACGCTTCCGCCAGCGTGAAATCCTTTGCCCTGACCGCCTTCCTGATCCTCTCCGAAAGGTTCCCGTGCTTGTAGGTCTGCGTCGAATTGACGATGCCATACCCGTCCAGAGGCTTGAAAACTAGGTCAACGTCGTGACTCACGGCGCCTTCGCCCGCCTTCTTCTGGGTGCCCATCGCCTCCTTGAGCGGGTTCTTTCCAAACGGCGGCGTCAACCGCATCGCGTCCCGCGCAATAAGACCGGACTGCTGCTTGAGAACGTCCTCCATCGTTCGCTTGGAGAGCTCGGCGATCTTCCGCAACGAGTCCTCAAACCAGCGCATGGAAAGGTCGTCAACGTACTTGCTCATTGGCTCCGCCCTTCCATGCGAATGACGTACGAAGCCGATTCATTCCCGACCTCCACAACCGCCCAGGTTTGGCCCTTGGCGGTCACCACGTCCCCGGCGCTTGGCGTATAGCCAGCGTCACGAGCGAACGTGATAGAAAGCGACGCATCTTCCCGCATTCCTACAACCGACAACACCGACCCCTGCAACGGACTCTCTGCGATCCCGCTGAACGTCCCAGACACACCGGACACCGTGAAGCTCACCCCATGCTGTCCAAGCAGGAGGTCGAGCCCATCACCCAGCATGTCCGTGGCTTCGCTCATTTGTCCTGAAAAGCCCGGGGGACCGGATCACCACAAACCGGCCCCCCGGGACTTCGGGAGGTCCCCGTGTGGGGAGATCAGTAATTGCCCTTGGACAGCAGCTTCAGCGAGTACTTCAGACTCGACGGGGTCAGCGTCGAGCCGGAAGCCGAAGCGATGGAGCTGATCTGCATGTACCCGTATCCCAACGTGGCGAAGTTCGTCGCGTAGGTGTACGTGGCAGTGTCAGCCGTGGCCGCCAGGACCCAGGTGGTAGTCGGCGCCGCGGCGAACGTGGTGCCGTCCACGCTGTACTTGATGGTCGTCGTGACATTGCCGGTGCCCGTGCCGCCGTTGGCAAAGGCGAACTGCAACGCCACGTTTTCGGACTTCCGAACGTCCAGCGTGATGGTCGTATTGCTGGTGCTGCCGGTCGTGATGGTGGCCGGGAGGCCAGTCACGGACGTATAGCCGTAGTCCTGCGCCGATGCGGCGAGGCCGATGAGACCGGCGACAAGCGCCAGCGTGGAACGAATGAGGTTCTTCACTTGTTGGATCCTTTCTTGGGTGCGGTGTTGTTTGCGGCGATGGAAACCTCCACCCGGCCGGATCGGGTCCAGAGTTCCCACACACGGGAGCCATCGCTGTGGGACCCCGCGACCCGGGCGGCGTAGAACGCTTTCCGGACCTCGTCGTCCCCATGCTCAGGCCCCATGACCAGCGTCGAACGCTGTGGGCTTTCCGGATGGTCGGTGCCGATGATGAAGTGTCTTGCCATGGCTTGGGTGCTAGTTAGCTAGCCTTGAGGATACGACCGGCGGTCGCGTCAACGACAGCCGCTCCCATGACGGTGTCGAGCGTGAACCAGTCGGACCGGGTCGCCGTGTTGAACCAATTGTTCACCTGAATCGCGGCACCGAGGCCTGGGATGTTCAGGACGGACTGGCTGAGTCCAGCACGGTTGGCGGTCGCCGGTGTCTCCGGGGCGCCCATCACCACGCCGATGGCCTGGGGATGGCAGAAGAAGCCCTGAGTGCCGCTGGTGGCGCCGGTCCAGTAGTCGTTCACATCGAACCGATTCCAGCCAGTCGGCGCACCCTCAAGAGCGTTGAGGCTTTCGCGGGTCGTCGGCAGGAGCTTCGCCACGTAGGCCGAGGCCAAGATGGCATTCTTGGTGCGGGCCTTCGCCAGCGAACCCCAAATGGTGTTGAGGTCGGACCACGAGAACGCCGCGCTCGCGATGGTCTGCACGTCGGTCGTGAACGTGCCGGTGACGATCAGTGCGTTGATGACTCCGAGGAGCTTCTCGCCGATCTCCTGCGCCTTGATCTCCGCCCACTGCGCCATCTTGTTGCCGGCGTTGTATTCGGCCACCGACAGGTAACCGCCGGACGTGTACCGGCTAGGGGTGACGGTCTTCTCGGTAACCGTGCCGACGAAGTTCGTGGTGTCCTCGAAATTCGTCGCGTTCGTCTGCGCGGTGCCGCCAGCGGTAACCACGCGGATGATCGTCGGCTTGAGCGGCACCATGGGATCCAGGCTGACCTCGTAGGAAAGCGCCTGGATGGGTCCAAGCATCGTCTGGAGGACCGTCACGGACTGCTGCTCCAGCATCGTTCCAAGGAGCGTGGCGGAGTCGGTGCCGGTGTTGGCGGCCACGGGAGCAAACCGGCGGCCCTGGGTGCGGAACTCATTCCAGTTCTCGACCATGCAGGAGACGCGCTCCTTCGGCGACTTGAGCGCCATGACGTGATCGCGACCGCAGGCGTGACCTGCGCTGATAACCGGGCGGAGCGGTTCCGCGGCGTTCGACGGGCGCTTCGGCAGGCTCGCAAGCATCGCAAGGGCGCCCTCGTCCTTGAGGCACTGAGCGGTCCAGGCGTCCCGCTGGTCGGCGACGATCTGGCCATCAGCAATGGCGTTATCCACGGCCCGCTCGATGCGCTGCTTGCGCTCCTTGGCGAGCTGATCCTTGATCTGGTGGAGCTCGGCCATGAGCTTGGCACCGTCGAGCGTGTCGCCGGCGGGGGTGTTGGCGGCAGCCGGCGGCGGGGTGGCAGTCCCCGCAACAGGCGCGGTATTCGTAGCGTTCAGGTCCATATTGGAGCCTTTCTTGTTGTTTTCTCGCGTGTGGGGGTCGCCACCCATCGCCGCCGGCATCCGCCGGAAGCGAGAACCTTCCAAAGCTGCAAGAGCCACGGGCTCGTCGGTCATTTCGTCGGCCAGCCCGTAGGCAACGGCCTCGTCGCCGGCCATCCACGTTTCTGCGGTGAGGTCGGCTCTGATCTTCTCCGGATCCTGCCCGGTCTCCTGCGCGTAAATCGCGACCAGCGCACGCTCATGCTTGTCGAGCATGTCCGCGGCATTCCGCATGTCGTCGGCGTTGCCATCTTGGTGCGTCCACGGCTTGTGGAGCATCCAGACGGATCCCTTGGGCGTGATCACTTTGGAGGCCGCCAGCGGGATCACGGAGGCGATGGACAGGGCATAGCCGGTGATATGGGCAGTCACATCCGCGGCCCGCGCCTTGATGGCGTTGTAGATTTCCAGCCCGTCCTTGATGGACCCGCCCTCGCTGTTGACATACAGCGCCACGGGCTTGCCCCGCGGGATCGCGTCGAGGGCCGCCACGAACTGCGACGAGGTCGTCCCGGTGTCATCCCACCACGAAGAGCCAATCGGCCCACTGATCCGGATGGACGTTTGACCGTCGGAAACGAGATTAAAGACGGGTTTCATTGCATGGCTCCTTGGTTTGTGACGACCGGCGCCGGCTGCTGGAGGAACGGGAGGCGGATCCCCAATCCGTTGAAATAGGCCAACTCCTCCGCCAACTGCCTTCCCTCCTCACGCCAGTCCAAGCCCTGGGGACCGTATATTTGCCGGAAATTGGTGGCGCCGGATGCGAGCTCAGCCAACATCGCCGACGAGTTCCTACCCACGTCCACGTTGACCGACCGCGGAGGCTGGATTGAGACGGAGTAGAAGTCCTGCGGTGCGCCCCTCAAGGCGGGGTCACCAAGCGAGCCCTTCATCACCCACTCGTAAATCCGCCGGATAACCTCCTGCATCACGGCGGAGCGGGCGCGGAAGAAGGCCGCGGCCATGTCGAGGCTCCCACGGTATTGGGTGCCCTGCATCTGGTCCGGATACACCAGCACGGCAGGAATGCCCGCCGACGCGCATACCTCGGCCTGTAGGTCGCGCCAGTACTCGCGGGTAACGACAGACGGTCGGTTGCTCTGGAACTGAGACAGCTCCTCACCGGCACGCAAGACGATGGTCTCTCCGCCAAGCCGTTCCTGATAGGCAGTGACCTCCGACGATGTCGTTGACTCGGTGATGGCCCCTCCGTTCTGGAGCAACGTCTCCGCGTCCGCCTCGCCCGTGGTGTTCTTTAGGATGTTGGCGACCACTGCGGCCGACCGGGCCGCCTTCATTTCAAGACGCTTGAGCTCGTCGAGGTCGTCGATGGTGTTGAGCGCCGAGGTAAAAAACGGGATGCCCCGATACTGCCCCGGGCGTGACGGCTCAAAGACGTGGATGACGAGGTCGGCCGGCACCAACGTGTACAGCTTCTTGCCGTCTGCCGTCGGCTGGGAAAACCAGTAGCCAACCGGCCTACCGTTCGACGGGTCGATCTCCACGCCGTCCACGACGGTATTGCCTTCGTCCTTGGCCCGATCCTGCGGGGTCTCGCATCGGTGCGCCTCGACAAGCTGGAGGCGGGGCCGGTCGCTCTCGCCACGGGTCAACAGGATGAACACCTCGCCGTCGATGAACCACGAACGCGCAATGAGCCCCTGGAGCGTCCCGAACGTCTGCCGGCTGGCAACATCCGCGAACCGTTCCCACGTGCGCCACCATGCCTTTGCCGACTCATTCCACGTCGCCGATGAAGACGACGGGTTGACCTGCAACCCACTGCCCACCGTGTAGCTCTCGAAAACGTCCGCAAGGCGCCCAACGAGGGCGAAATTGCGCTCCCAATAGCGTGCCTTCTCTTGCAGAGCCCGCCGGGTCGCCTTGGAAACGTCCAGTTTGGCGTCCTGATACGTGGTCGGGATGTACGGCCGACCCGGACGCCAACGCGCCGCTTCGTAGAAAGCCCTGACCGCAAATCGGATGCGCTTGGATAGCTTCATCCGATGATCCGGAGTGACGTGGTGTTGGTGGAGAACGAAGTTACCCGTGCCGGAACCTCGGCGAGCGCAAGCGTGATCGTGGACTCGGTGACGTATGACTCAGCCCATTCGCACAACTCGTGCACGTCCTGAATCGTCCAGTGCGGGTCGAGCTGATAGGAGACGGAATGACCGCCGGCAGAGGTCGAGACGAGGCGCCGACCGGAGGATAGTGCGGCGACCGCAGCATCCGCAAACGTGGCTAGGTACGCCGAACGCGAGGCGGCATTGGCCCCACCGTTCGTGTAGACGTACCGGAGGAACCGGCGTTTTGTCGCCCAGGCAATCGCCACGGATCAACCGTGCGCCGATTGCTGCGGTGTAGGTAGTCCTACACTTCGTGACAGTGGCTTACTTTGACCGAGTGCAAGGCTTTGGGTGCTTCGCCAGCCACGTAAGCGCGGCCCGCAGTGTCGTCCTGCCGGCAATCATTCGGAATCCCTTCTTCTTCATGTAGTCCACGTAGGACTCGCACCGCTTGAGCCTGGAGGCTAGTTCCTTGGCCGAAAGCAGTTCGTCCATCGGGTCATTCATGGGATTCCTTCTGCGCCTTCCACTCCAGTTTCCGGTGAATCATCGCGGCAATGACCTGCATCACCTCGCAGTCGAGGTAGTGGTCGGGAGTGTGCTTGGACCGCTTGGACCACTCGTGGACGACCTTGCCAGTCCGGCCGGTGAATCGTGCGACCTTTCGCTTGGAGTCCATTTGTCGCCAGTACTCGTCATGAGCGGCCGTCTCTGGCACCTCCCACCGGATCCCGTGGGACCGCTCCGTCCCTGATCGCAAGCTAGCCAACACGTCCAAAGCGGGATCCGCGGCGAACTCCACCAGCGGCAAGCGCCTCATGGAGTCGGTCATCGCCGCCCAGGCCAACCCGTGAATCCTCGGCGTCTTGTCCTTGCCCTTCCACGTGGCCTCCCCGTCGCGACCCTTGGCCGGCACCCACCCCACGTGGACCGGACGCTGCCCGGGGCCGCCAGGCGCTGCCCTGCCCCATCGTAGGCACTCGGCATAGACCGTGAGTGTGTCCCATCCGGAGTCAACGACCACCCGGTTGTCGTCCACGCCGTTTCCGGTCTGGATCTCCCGAAGCTGTTCCCATTGCTCGGTCGTCAACGCTGCCACCAACCGCGAGTTGCCGCCGTCCACCCAATCCCTCACGACGACGTAGAAGTGGGGGGATGTCTGCTGGCAGTCCACCGTCATGATGCGGACCGGGGCGCCCGGCAACGGCGGCGCCTCGTCCCGTAGGATGATCTCCGTTCGCTCCGCCCGGGTGTCCTGCGATTCCCACGGCTCCGCAAGGTCCCCGTTCACAAAGCCCTGCAAACCTAGCATGCTAGCTTTGGCCTGCAAAAACCGGACCGCCATGCTGCCAAGGCTTGTCTCCGGGGATGACGCATAGAGGCTGGGCAGGTGCCGGCTTCGGTAGGTCGGTGCGCTCTTGGCCGTTGGAACCCACACGCCTTCCCGAACCATCCGCGTCTTGTGATCCTCCCTGATGTGCCCGCCGCAGTGGGGGCACTCGCACCGGGCGGAATTGCGGACCCGCTCAAAGTCCCACGTGCCGTCCGGTCGCTTAGCCTCGTCATCCCATTTCATCCAGGCCTCGATGCCGATCACCGGGAGCGTCTGGAAGGATTTCGACCAGCCAAGAATCACCCGCTTCCCGCAGTGCGGACAGGGCACCTGATACCGGCGGCGGTCCCCGTTTAGGAACGCCTGCCACACCAAACCGTCCGAGGCCGTGGGCGTCGAGGTCTTGACCCGTTTCGGCGACGCCATCGCCTTGGTTCGCTGGTCGGCAAGGTTCGCCGCGTCCGCTTCCCCCTTGGGGTTGGATGGAAACTTGTCCGTCTCGTCGAGGATGACCACCCGGACCGGGCGGCTGGCGAGCTGTCCCGGGGAATTGGCACCCACGAAGTTTAGGACAGACCCACCAAGCTGCTGCTCATCCGCGGCAAAGTCGTGACGGCGGGCTCCGGTTGGCACCAATGCCGACAGGGCCGGCGTGGCGTGGACGATTGGTTGCCACCTCGTCTTCGAAAATGACCGCACAAGGTCCCGCGATGGCGCCACCCATAGGCACGTTGCGGGCGCGTTGGCGACGATGTAGCCGAGGCCCGCCATCAAGCCGGTCGTTTTCGCCGACTGCGACCCCATCACCGCCGTCTCATCGGTCAAGAACGGGTCGGAGAAGCAGTCCACCAACTCACGCAGGTATTCCCGGCCAGCAAACGAAAACGGCCCCGGGCTCTGTGTCTGCGGGGCCGGGATGACGATGTTCTCCTCGACCCACCGGCTAGCCGTGATGGTCGGGATTGGCCGGAACCACTCCAGAATCTCGTGGCGGATGCGTTGGAAGTGGTCGGGGCTCATCATCTTCCGTCAAGCTCTAGAACCATTGTCGGGATGTCCCGCTGGCTCTGGGCTGATAGGCGTATTCCCATGCTCGTCCTCTGCCAAAACGGCCGCATTGATTAAATCGCCGCTCCAAACTTCGATGCCTGCCTCCTTGAGAAGCAGGAGCGCACCTTGTAGGAGCCTCCTGTCGTGTAGCAGGCCGCGCAACTCATCCGGCCCAATCAAGTGCCGATGCCAAGGTTGCAGTGGGCTATTGGATGCAAACCTTTGCGCTTTGATCTTCTCGTCTATCGTGCTCACTTCTATTTCTCCTGTTGCTACCCGTCATCAACAATGACCTCCGGCAACGCCTCCTCCCGCAACCCACGCAGGATCCCGTCAACGCCCTCCCTCAAGGCGCCCATCGCCAACGGAGGATCCGCAGGATTGCACCGGCTAGCCATCGCCTGCGGGAACGTGACCAGCGCCTCGCGCACAGGTCCAATCAACTTGCGAAGAATCACAGTAACGTCGGCCATCGCCACAACCTCCCCCTTGATCCGCCGCACCTCGATCTCCTCCCGCTCCGCCTGGGCCGCCGTGAGTCGCGCCCGCGCCTGCTTGCCGTCGTTCATACACGCCTTGACCAGCACCCCCAGCGGGAACTGCGCCCGCGGCGTGATGGTCACACCTTGAGCCTTTAGCCCCTTGGTCACCGCCGCCCGGTCCCTGCCCGTTTCAAGGCAGAAGTCCAGAATGGAGAGTTTGACGTTTTTCATGTCCTGAAATGGTTGTGCGTGATGGTGGTTTTCACAGTTGGCTTTTGAGTTCGTCGAGTTCGCGCTGCATCTTTTCGACCGCGGCCATGAAGCCGGCGACCTTCGCCTCCCTGCGCTTGGGGGCCTGCTTCCGGAATGCGTCTTCGCGCAGGGCCTCCAGCAGTTCAGACCACGACCCGTTCGTGTCGAACTCACGGCCAAAGTCGTGCCGGTAGCTCCCGCGCTTTGCCTTGATGTTCACGCCGCCGGCTCCGTCCCTGAGCAGCCTGTCGAGCGTTTCGGTGGCTGCCTTGATTTCGGCGCGGAGTTCCGCGTCGGCTTGGTCGGTGAGTCGTTTTGTGAT